TTGATTGCTGTTTTCGATTCTGAAGGGGAGCCAATTACTCTCCCAAATGATTTGACGTTTATTGTAGAGACAAGTAATGATACACCTGAAGAAGTGTTTACTATTGATGCTCCTCCAATTCAGGGAGCAGATAGTGAAATCGCAGCGGTAACTACATCTGTGAGTAATATGGATCAAACTCCTGGAAAATATAAGTGGCGACTATGGGATGGAGACACTGTTCTTGCTCATGGTGATTTTGTAATTCTACCGAGTAGTGGATCATGAAAACCTGTAAACAGTATGATAGAATGTGTAGTCATTGGCAATTGATCAATGATTTATTAGGCGGTACAGAAGCTATGCGAGCTGCTGGGCCAACTTGGCTTCCAAAAGAGTCCAAAGAAAAAGAAGAGATGTATAAAGTTCGTCTTGATCGGTCTATTTTATTCAATGGGTACAAAGACACAATTAGGAAATTAGTTTCAAAACCTTTTTCACATCCAGTGACCATTGACAATTCTCCCATTGAAGGACTTGAATATAATATTGATCAACAAGGAACCGATATAACACAGTTTGCTAGGGATATGTTTGAGAGTGGAATTATTTATGGTTTGACACATGTTCTAATTGATTTTCCAAGGTCAATGATTAGAACGTATGATCAAGAGCAAGTGATAGTTCCAAATTGGATTCATATTCGGCCTCCTGATTTAGTGTATTGGAAAACTATAATTATTAATGGGCACCGTGAACTCATAGAGATTCACTTCAAACAATGTATAGTAATTGAAGCTGGAGATGAAGAAAAAGAAATAACTGAACTTCATATTTATACTAAAGATACTTGGGAAGTTCGTCAGGAAAACGATGGAGAGTGGATTACAGTAGATAGTGGTTTACATACTTATGGAGCTATCCCAATTATTACGTTTTATACACTCAAAACTGGGTATATGGTAGGTGATCCTCCTCTTGAAGACTTGGCTTGGCTGAATTTAGCACATTGGCAAAGTTTTTCAGATCAGAGAAATATCTTAAGATTCGCAAGAGCAGGCGTTCTATTTGGGGCTGGGTTTGCTGAAGGCGAATTAGACTCTTTGACTGTTGGACCGAATGCAAAAGTTTCTGCTGCTAATGAAAATGCAAAACTAAATTGGGTAGAGCACACTGGACGAGCAATTGAAGCAGGTGCGAATGACATTGATAAATTAGAACAGCGAATGGAAACCTTAGGTATGCAACCCCTTATTGCGCGTTCAGCGAGATCTACAGCAACTGGAAAAATTATCGATGAATCAAGAGCCCATACAGATATTCAAGCATGGATTCGATCACTAGAAAATACGCTTAGAGAGGGTTTTGAGGTATCGGCTAAATGGAAACAAATGGAACTTCCTGAAGATTTCAAAGTTGACATTTTCAGTGACTTTGCAGTTGGACTTGATTCTTCTAATATAGGTGAGTTGATTCAACTCTCTGAACTTGGAAAAATAACGCATTCTACACTATTACATGAAATTAAACGCCGTGGAGTATTAGCAGAATCTGTAGACGTTGACGTTGAGATTGCGACGATTCAGGCAGAGAATCCATTGGAAAATACTACAGAGGATGAGTAGCATGGTCGGCGGAATAGTGATTGAAGTTGTCACTCAAGAGGGTCGAATTTTCGTTGATTGCAGAGATCGAAAAAGAAAAGATACTTGTGGCGTTTTCATTGAACGTAATAGAGAATCCGAGCAAATTGATATAGGTGATAGTATTTGGTGGCAAGGTCATTATGTGTATTGGACTCCACAAAGTAGTGAACGACGAAAGCAATACATTGATTGTGATATAAAGTTCAAAAAACTGAGTAGAGGCGGAGTGACACTATGCCGATAGACGCTGGCAGGCGTAATTGGCACGGGTTTATTAAAGATGGAATCGCAGAATAGCCTATGTACAAATGACTTCATTCATGGTATAATATAAGTATGCCAGTTAATGACGAGATATTTGACAAATCTGTTCGTCATGCAATTGCCTTAGAAAAGTATACCAATTCTCAGGTTCAAGAGATTGCTACTGGGTTAAAGGGCACTCTTGACGATTTACAAAAACAAATTCTAAAGAAAATTCCTAAAGGTGAGTGGTCCGCGAATCGCCAAAAAGAAATGCGAACTGCAATTGATGCGGAGTTAAAGTCTACAGTTAGACTTTTGTACAAAGATTTCAAAGGTCAATTAGAAGGTGTTGCTTTAACAGAAGCTGAATTCCAAACTGCAATGCTTCGTGAGGTTGTTCCTATTGATTTTGATTTTCGTACTCCTACTCCTGCAACTCTCCGCTCTTTAGTAAATAAACCATTTCAAGGACAATATACTGAGAATTGGTTCAATGGGCTTGGTAACACAGTTCGCGATAAATTAGACACTGAAATTTTTAAGGGTGTTTCGTTAGGGGAGTCTATTCCTGAGATTAGTAAGCGTTTCCAACGTGTTACGGACTTAGGGGTGCGGTCGTCTGAAGGCGTTGCGCGAACTGCAGTTAATCATGTGGTTGCCCAGGCACGAGAAGAAACTTATGGTGAGAATGCTGATATAATTTCAGGTGTGCAATATGTCTCAACGTTAGATACACGGACAAGTCCAAAGTGTCGAGCATTAGATGGGCAGATTTTTCCTGTGAACGAAGGACCTCGTCCACCACAGCATTTTCGTTGTCGAAGTACAACAGTTCCAATAATAAAAGGCTGGCAAGAGTTTGGATTAAAAGACCCACCGCAGTCTACGCGGGCGAGTATGAACGGGCAAGTGCCTGATAACGTAAAGTATTATGACTGGCTTGGGAAGCAATCTGTTACGACCCAAAATGATGTATTAGGCAAAAAGGTCGGTGAGTTATTCCGCGATGGTAAGCTATCGGACAAAGTACTATTCACTGGTAATCCAATTACATTGAAGAGTTTGCAAGGTGGGTTAAAAGTCTTAAAGCCGCAGAAGGATACTTCACTGCCATTTCTGCCGAGTGAAGCTAAGACTCCACTTCAGAAAATGAAAGCGAATCAGAGTTCATTGAACCCGCAACCTGTTGAGCGACCTGATAAGGAGATTTTGGTCACTAAGTATTGTGGGATTGACACGGAAGTTGTTAATGAGTATAAAAAACTTGCTCCACAGATTCCGGTTGATACTGAGCGATACTATCCTCCACCAGTGTTGCCTCCTGTCATTGAAACAACAAAGGACCAACTCCTTGCACTAAAGGCAATTCAAAGTTTGCCAGTGACTCCGGCAAGTGAGGTGGCGGAACAGATTTTGGGCATAAAAACTTCACCAGAAATTCTCACACAGAAAAAATGGAATTCTTTATCAGAGGATGCTGTTTTTGATAAAATGAGTAAATTGTTTTCTGGTTATATTACGGGGCCTAGGAATTCAGAAGTAAATGAGTCTTTACGTGGTCTTGGAATTAGGTTATCTTCTTTGCAAAAAAGACACCCTAATTTCCAGATGCCAAAAGATTTCAAACCACAATTAGAGTTTACTAAGTCACTTCAAGGTGCAGATGGTGGGCATGGTTCTTATACCACAGGTGAAGACAAAATACAAATCCTATCAAAACTCGTAGGCAGTAATAAAAAGTGGACTCCAGGTGAGTGGGCTTATGCAGCTGGAATAAATGAGGTTGCCTCCGACGCTGACCTTGTTCACGAGTATGGACATGCTTTTGAGTTTTATGAAACTGGTACTCTGGGTAAAAAGTTACAAACAGTTTATGAGTCAAAACCAAAAGCTTATTGGGAAAAGAATGTAACTAAGTATGGAGCAATAAACGCTACTGAACTTTGGGCAGAATCATTTTCCATTTATTCTGATCCAAGGTATGGTAAGACGCACAAATTACCAAAAGAAATCGAAGACGTTTTTGACCATGTGTTTGGGCCAAGAGCAATACAGAAAAAACCCCGCACTCCACGCGTTCCCACCGAGTCCGATGATAACTGGGTTAAGAAATTATCACCAATTGAAAAGCAGCATATTCAAGATTGGACTGAGAACTGGAATAACATTCGCAATGCAGACGTTATGGGTTTGCCGAGTGAGAAGTTGCTAACTCTTAAGAAAGCCCTGAGCAAAGCTCCACGTACTCGCCAGGAATTGCACCGTAGCATCGTGTTGGACCCTGATCGTGCTGCGTTGCTGGCAAATGCAAAATACTTTGACAATCTTGGATTGTCGCATTACACAGCAGATGAAGAACGGGCGAAGCGACATTTACAAGGCAAGATTCAACCAGGAAAGTCATTTGTCAAAATCAAAGGCCAAATGTCTGGTGTAAATATATCACAGTTTTCAGTTCATAAAGGATCGGAATTCGTAACTGATAAGGGTGCAAGGTTACAGATCAAGAGTAAGCGTGAACTTGAAGTCGATGGGATCAAAGGTTGGGAAGTTGAGGTAGAGGAAGCGAAGGCACCGGAAAGGTTTAAGACGCAAGAGGAGTGGCAGAAACATATCTTTGCAAATAAAGAGCTATTTAATGGAGTTGATGCGTATACTGGCAGGCAATATACAGACATGCGGAGAATGCAGCGTGGAGAAGATCCAAGACCAGATAAAGATAAAGCAGTGCTCAAGAAATATCTTGAAGGAATGCAAGAAGCTTATGACCTCGCTCCACTTTATACAGGAGAAGTTTACCGCGGTGCACCCGCAGGAATCGCGGAACAGTGGCTAAAAGAAGGAGGCACTTTTGAACTGAATTCTTGGCACTCTTTTACTACTGATAAAGATGTGGCTCTCAAAAGATTTGATGGAGATAGAAATCTAATCACAATAAAGACTAAGCGTGGGATGATTGTAGGGGACGCAGGAGTTCAGAGTGAAAAAGAAACAGTTCTTCCAAAAGGCAATAAAGTAAAAGTTGTGAAAGTTGTGCAAGGACGAGATGGGTTTCATCGACGTGACGTAGTGAAAATTTTACGTGAAATTGCTAATGAACAGGGACTTGGAGAAATTGGGGAATCACGCACTGACCCAAAAGGAGGTATTGCGTACGGAAAAGCTTATGACGAATTTGCTAAACGCTATCCTCCAGGTGGCAATATCATAGAGTTAGAAGAACTCGATGAGTAATAAACCCAAATGCATCCCAGTTGAGCGGAAAAAGGTGCCAGTTACGCTGACGGCGAAGTTGCCGGACGTGGACCCAAAGCTTCAGAACTGGATTAAGTACTTAAATAAAAAGCAACATGCTGTGCTAGAAAAATGGTCTAAGAATTGGACCAATATGCGGAATGCAGACTTCTTGTCATTGCCAAGTGCAGACTTAGAAATTCTTAAGAGTACAATTAAGCATGCGCCTAAGGTGCAACGTGAATGGTTCTTAGGCATTATTGGTGGCAGTGGCAAAGGTGGAACACTCCTTGCAGCGACTCCAGTTTCGACGAACATTGAGCAAGTAACTGCAAACCTTGCAGGAAAAGTTCGCAAAGGCCAGGACTTTACGATTTATAAGGCGGAAGCTAGTGGAGTGGAGTTGCCAAATATCTCTGGTGGAGAACCCAAAGAAGGCATCCTCGAAAAAGGTACAAAGTTGAAAGTAATTGCTGCAATAAAACCATCTTTGATAGAAGATCCAGTTGCCATTTCTAGTCTTTCTAAAGATCTTAAGAAAAGTATTTCAGTAGGACCGTTTGATGATAATCCGGTAGATGCACCTCCACCAAAATTGGATAATTGGGTTTCTTCACTAGATCGAGAACAAAAAACTGCAATTAATGATTGGGCAGATACATTTCAATCTGCGTCTGTAGTTAGGGCTTATGAATCAGGTACTCTAAAAGAATTTGGTAAAAAAGAAAAGTGGGAGCCTAGCACACTTTCTAATAATGAGAAATGGGCTAAAAGACTCATAAAAAATATGTCAACGTCCTATCAAACTGCCCCAAAATTTGAGGGAGCTCTTTATCGGGGATTGAACTCTCTTCCGGTAGAAGCGTTTAATAGTATGACATCTGTTGGTTCTGAAGTATCATTAGATGCATGGACCTCTTTTAGTAGGTCTCCAAAGTTAGCCTCAAAATATGCTAAAAAAGGGAATAAGTTAAAAGTCTATATAAAAAATTCGTCTAATGGAATGTCCGTAGAAGGTGTGACTGGTCATGCTAAAAGCGAAGAGGTGGTTGTTCCTAAAGGAACAAAATATAAAGTAGTTGGATTCGATGAAAAAGAGGGTGTAGCAGTCTGGGAAGAAATGAGCACAAAGAAAGTCGAAATCCCGGATTATGAAGTTGATAAATGGTATAAAGACATTGACATAATGGGTGTCAAAGGGAAAGTGGTCGATGTCAAGGAACCACCTACTCCTAAGCGGTTCAAAACTGATAAGCAATTTGTTAATTTTGTTGAAAATGATGAAGGCGTAGGGCAAGCTATTGCTGATTATACAAATGGCTATGCAGGTCAGATTAGACAACATCAACAGGGTATTTATGAAGGCCCAGATAAAGGTCTTGTAAAAGAAGCTATAAATGGGCTACAAAAAGCTTATGATAAAACTCCACTTTATACAGGCGAAGTTCACAGAGGCATGAAATTGTCTGGAGATGCTGCAAAATTATGGACAACACCAGGTAATAAAATAGAATTTAATTCGTGGCAAAGTTTTTCCTCAGAAAAAGATATAGCAAAACAGTTTGGTGACCATGTGTTTACTATGAAAACAAAAAGAGGGATGAATTTAACACCTGTATTAGACGATGAGGCTAAAGAATTTGAAATAATGCTCCCTAGGGGAAACCAAATCAAGGTACTGAGTTCTAAAAAAGTTGGGAGTAGAACATACACTGAGTTAGAGGAAGTTGGGAGCGAAGATGTAATTCCTACTCAACCAGTTGCAATTGCAAAAACAACGTTAAAGGACATTGTTACTCAAAATTGGGACTCTTTAGACGAATCCCAGCTTAGACAAAGTGCTGCAAAATTACTATGGACTAATGAAAAAAACATAAAAATAAAAATAGAAAAAGCTGCAAGTTTGGAGGCGTTGAGGTCTTTAGGATTACGAGTCCAGTCCCTATACAAGCGACATGGGGAGGCATTTTTATCAAAAATGAAGAAGCCAATAGACAAGTCGCAATTTAAGGTTTCTTTTCAAAAAGAAATAGAAAAAAATCCAAACATTGGTGGCATGCTACGGCCAAGTTTGGGAACTCTTCAGGTTATTCCAAATATAATGAAAGGAAAAGACTTTTCACCAGGAGTATGGGCAACTGAAGGGGGCACAACACAAACGACTGCAAGATTAGTTCATGAGTATGGTCATCTTATTGAACAAAAATTAAAGGGAAAACTTGGAACTGCACGTGACTTATTCCTTAGTAAACCTAAAGAATATTGGAGTCAAGTTTTAACGAAGTATGGGGCAACGAATGAAGGAGAGTTGTTCGCTGAAGCATTTTCAGTTTATAGCGATCCTAACTATGTAAAAGGAACGCTACCACCAGAATTAGAAAATATGGTTATTAAGGTATTAGAATAATGATAAATGAGCCTCAATGTTGGATTAGAAAGTGTAAATTTTTTATAGGTGTAAAAAATGAAGGGGGTGAAAAGAATGAATGTGTAGTATGTAAAGCATTTCCAAATGGCATTCCTGATGAAATAGCTTATGGAGATAATTTACACCTAGAAGTGTATCCGGGAGATAATGGAATTCGGTATGAAGAGGAGATATAATTATGGCGAAGAAAAAATCACTACCAATTCACGAGCGTTGGACTGACGAAATGGACGTCACTTTAATTGGAGGACCAGATGCTGACCCTGAGATTTCGGTAGGAGATTCGGATCCGTCTTCAAAGTTTGTAGATGTCGGTGATTTTTATATTGCCATTGATGCAGACGAGATAACCGAACCTAATGAAAATTGACTATATTAAAATAGA